GCCGCCATGTCGACGCCGAAGACGCCGATCTGCTCCGCGCCCTCCATCAGGGCGAAGCCGATCATGAGCGCGATCGATGACGAGGCGGCGATGCGGCCCAGCCTGCCATGGGTCCTCAGCCATGCCTGGATCGGGAACACCTTGGCCTGCGGGACCAGCTCGTTCGGCTCCTGCATGTAGACGGGAAACGTCTGGGTCTGGAGCCAGTCGAAGTACTGCTTGTTCCAGCCGTTGTTCTCCGGCCCCTTGCAGTCGTCGACGCCGTGAAGCTCGAACCATCGCGTCACGCGCTTGAACTGGTTCATGTTGCCGGGCGAGCATACCCAGATCTCCCACCCCTCGTCGTCGAACGGGGCGAGGAACTTGTGGTAGGGGGCGGTTCCCAAAATAGCGATCTTCAATGAACTATCTCCTGTTGGCGGTAGCCCGAGAATGGCATGCGCCAGCATCTCCAATCAAGTGGTCGCCGACGCAACCCAAGCCAACGTGGATGATGGATACATACCCCTGATCCCCCATCGCGAGGTGGACAGCCCGATCAGATCCAGCGCCGCCCCACCGCCACCCACTGTGCTGAGGTATTTCATCACCGGGTTCGTGCCATCAAACGTGGCCGCGGTGGACGCGATCAGAAACCCACTAGAAATCGTGCTAGCCACGATCTGCTTCTCGACCCCGGGGAGAGGAGCCTCAAGCGTGAACACCGCAGAACCGCTGCTGCAAATGATGCCGCTTACTCCTGCATTCTGCAGGATCGGCGGCACCACGGAAGCGGACGACGCGCTGGAATTCTGGACGTACTGGCGAATGCCATCCAGTCCCACGAAAATGCATTGGGCCTGGATCTTGCCCTTGTAACGTTGGACGAAACCGGAAGCCATCTCATTCTCCTAACGTTGTCTTTGATTCTGCGCGGAGAAGAAGAACAACAATCAGTTAGACTTGTCTTCTCCCTTGCCGTTCGCCGGCAGCGGCTTCCCGGCCAGCAGGTACGCGGACTCCTTGTCGAGATACTGCTCGTTGAGCTTGCGGCCCTCGACCACGTCGTAGCGGCCGAACCCGCAGTTCACGACGTGCCGCTCCTGAGGTTCCGAGTGCTGCGCGACCTGCTGGGCAATCGCGTCCCTCGGCCACACCGACAGGTAGCCCTTGTCGATCAGCGAGCCGCGGTTGGAGATGCGGATCGACATCACCTCGTCGCGCGAGAGCACGGTGCCCCTCGGCAAGGATCTGTCACCCATGCGAAATGGGCGCTCGACCTTGCCGCCGCCTATCTGGGTGTGGTGGATGGGGATCATTTCCGGCTGCTCTCAGGTTGACAAGTCGTTCAACGTTACGTTTGATGCTCGTGAGGATATCGCGGCCTCATTGAAGTCGGATGGTCCCAAGTCCTAACCAGTTCATCGGGATTTTTCCGCGGTATCCTCATCATCCTTACACAACAGTTATGCCTGACCAGAAGAAACCGAGGTCAGCCCCGACCACCTGCATGTCGAAGGCCATCTCGGCCTCGTTGCGGATGGTCCCCAGTCCCAGCCAGTTCATCGGGATCTGCGACACGCGGATGCCCAGCGAGTTCAGCCCGGTGAACGCCTGCCAGCCGAACGTATATCCGCTCGCGGGGATCATCAGGCCGGGCTGGTTCGGCGAGTACAGCAGCAGCGCGTTCTTGCCGGCGACGAACGCCATCGACGCGGTGAGGTTCTCGGCCGCGGTGTTGTAGACCGCCTTGGAGACCACGATCCTGTCGACCGCGAACGCTTGGGCGAGAAGCTGCGGGGTGATGGTCCCGGCGAACGCGGGGTTGGTGTACTTGATGCGGTCGATCACCAGAGGGTGCTTGCGCAGCGCCTGGTAGACGTTCCACGAGATCAGGAACGTGTTCGGCAGGAAGCCGGTGTTCGTCAGGATGGTGGTCTGGCCGAACGCGATGTCGGAGAACGGGTCGCTGTTCGCGTCGTCGTCCCAGAACACCGGGGTGAACGTCGCCGGCGAACCGCCGCCCGCCGCCGAGGTGCCGACCGCGTCGCCGCCGCCAGCCGTGTTCCACACGCCCGTGATCATGTACTTCGACATGAAGAACCGGTCGCGCCGGATCATCAATTTCTGCATCAGCTGGCGGGTCGAGACCACGTCGATGTCGATCGCCGGGTCCTGGTTGGCACGAACCTGCGGGCCGACGTCCTGGTGCAGCGCCCAGACCTTCGCCGAGTAGGTCTGCGTGGTCAGGTTGACGCCCGTGCCCGCTGACTCCGTCGCGTCGGCGCGGACCTGCGCCTCGTCGCGGAAGAAGTCCGCCTTCGACCAGACGTAGTACACGTCGGTCTGGTGCTGGACAGGGACCATAGGAAAAACCTTATCAGCGACATAATTGTCGTCGCTCTGGAAGTAGGCGACGGCGATGTTTGTAAGGGCCGCAGCGACGTGCACGTCACCAAAAGTCGGTTGGGGCACCAAAGCCTCCTATTATTCAGTAGCTTACGGATCGCTACGTGTACGTCTCCACAGCGTGGATTAGGTGCTCGCCCAGAGTTGGACGCCGCCGATGAACGCGGTGAATACCGCGCCGATGCTGGCAGCGTTCTCGATCGCGAGTCCGACCGGACGGCCGTTGCCACCGGTGTACAGCGTCACCACGCCTGACGTGGTCGACGATGCACCGAGCAGCGAGCCGCCGACGATGGTCGTTGAGCCGGCAACCACCTTCGTGATGCCGAAGATGCCGACGTCGACCGCGTCGCCGGGGCGCGGCTTGTTCTGGCAGACGCCATAAACAACGCTCGCCGAGGAGTTCAGCATCGTCGACGTGAACGCCGTTATGGTGCGACCGGTGCTGATCGTGACCAGCAGGAACTGACCGCTACCGTTCGGCCCAGCCAGCGTCGTGCCGGTGAGCGTCGAGTTGCGGAAGTCCACCGCCGTCGACAGCACGTTCTGCGACCCGTCATGGATGAGCGGCGACTCCGTCGCCATCTGCGGCTGGGCCTGGCTGAACCCGCCCTTGTAGCGCGTGACGAACCCGCGGCGCTTGACACCGAAGCTGCCGTCAGCCTTGCGCTCCAGCTCCATGAAGGCGCGGCCCTGGCCGATCTTTTTCTCGAAGTACATGGCTACTGCTCCTCAATGGAACGGGATGTCGTGCGTGCTCAGGCGGCGCGGTTGTGGATCTTGGCCATCCGCATCTTGGCCTCCTGCTCGCGCAACTCGGCGTTGGCAGGGTCGTTGTAGGCCTTGTCGTAGGCCTGGGCCTCGGTGAGTTTCGGGTCGACCTTGCGCAGCTCCTTGGCCATCGCGGTGATCTGGTCGTGTGCAGTGACGCCGCCTTCCACGCGCGGGTCTTGGTGGCCCAGCTCGTCGAACGCGCGGCTGGACTTCTCGAACGCCTTCTTGGACTTCGCCAGCTCGGCGACGTAGCCCTCGTATTTCTTGATTGCGTCCTTGTCGCCGCGGCGCATCTTCATGAGCACCTCGCCGGCGTCGGTCTGGGTCATCCCCAGGTCCTTCGCGTCCTGCTTGGCGATCTTGAGGTCCTTCTCGTCGTCGGACGCCTGGAGACGCTTCCGGAGATCCTCAAGCTCGGTCATCAGGCCCTTGACGACCGGGTCGTCGGACAGCCGCTTCTTGGTCTTGTCCATCTCGCCGTCGCGCGCGTCGGGGGACATGTCGCGGAACTTCTTCTTGTCCGCGTCAGACCCGAGGTTGTCGTGGTAGGTCTTCTGCGCGTCGGACATCTTCGAGACCGTGAGGTCGTCGAGGAGCTTGTTGATCTTCTCCTCGCTGGATGCGGTGGCGGCGGCGACGGCCTTGGCGACCGCCTCGTCCATCATCTTCTGAACCTGCGGGCTGAGAGCGGGAGTGGTCATGGGGTCGTCCCTCTTGCTGGTGTCGTCGTCCGCGTCGTCCTCGAGGCCGAGGCTGGCGATGTGGTCCTTGAACTGGTTGTAGCTGGTGGTGATCGACGGGACTTTGTCGGTGATGTCCTCGTCGCAGAGGATGGACTGGATGGAGCAGTCCAGCGCGCACATCGCG